GAAAAAATCTCCTAAACGGTTGCAGCGCAAGGGATCTCAGGCAGTCTTGCGTGAAACTTCCTCTAAGACAGTTTAGGAGGGTTTAGCAGCAGTTAAGTTAGCGGCAGTGCTAGTTAACTCTGTGCTCGTTACTTTCGCTGAGTTTGCAGCGATCAGGGGATGCACGAAAGCCGCTGTGACTCATGCAAGCAAGAGCCGAATCGCTGAGGCGATTGTGATCAAGGATGAGAAAAAGTGGATTGATCGTGACCTTGCCCTGGACCTGTGGAACAAGAACACAGCCGCCACACATGCCAGCAAGGTAAGCCGACCTGATCCAGTTGATGCGCGAGAGTTGCGGCAGCGGGTGGCAGGGTTGCCTGATGATGAGATCCCGGACCTCAACGAGAGCAGGGCACGGCGTGAGCACTATCAGGCGGAGCTGGCGAAGCTGGAGGTTGACTTGAAGCGGCGCGAGCTGGTGCCTGCTGTGGAGGTGAAAAAGGAGGCGTATGCGTTGGGGCGGAGTGTGCGTGAGGCGTTGGCAAATTTGGCGGACAGGCTGAGCCACCAGCTGGCGGGTGAGACGGATCCAGCGCGGATTCATGCGGTGCTGACAGATGAGCACCGGGCGGCACTGGTGGAGCTGGCTGATGGTTGATGCTTGGCGCGCTGGATTTTTGGAAGGCTTGCGACCTGAGCAGTCGTTGACGGTAAGTGAGTGGTCGGATCGCTACCGGAAGCTGAGCAGCAAGGCGAGCGCTGAACCTGGTCCATGGCGGACCAGTCGGACGCCATACCTGCGTGAGCCGATGGATTGCTTGAGCAGCAATAGCCTGATCCAGCGGGTGGTGATGATGTTTGCTAGTCAGACAGGTAAGACTGAGGCTGGCAGCAATTTTTTGGGGTACACCATTGCGGCTGCACCCGGTCCCCTGCTCGCTGTGCAGCCGACGGTGGAGATGGCCAAGCGTCTGAGCAAGCAGCGGTTGGAGAGCTTGATCAGCGAGACGCCATGTTTGTCTGAGAAGATCGCGCCGGCTCGAAGCCGGGACTCTGGCAACACGATGTTTTGCAAAGAATATCCGGGTGGATTGCTGATGCTCACTGGGGCGAACAGCGCCACTGGGTTGCGATCAGCACCTTGCCGGTATTTGTTCATGGATGAGATCGATGCCTTTCCGAGTGATGTGGATGGCGAGGGCGATCCGGTGGCATTAGCCGAGCGGCGGACAACGACGTTCGCGCGGCGAAAGATTCTGCTGACAAGCACGCCAACGGTAAAGGACTTCAGCCGGATCGAGGCGGAATATGAGCGCAGCGACCAGCGGCGGTTCTATGTGCCATGCCCATGCTGTGGTGAGATGCAATGGCTGCAGTGGTCAAGGTTGAAGTGGGAGGAGCGGCGACCAGAGACTGCGCGATATGAGTGCGTGAGGTGCGGTGAGCGGATTGAGGAGGTGCACAAGCCGAGAATGCTGGGCGCTGGTGAATGGCGAGCCACGGCACCGAGTGATGGGAAGACTGCTGGCTTCCATTTATCGGGGTTGTATAGCCCGCTGGGGTGGTGCAGTTGGGAGCAGTTGGTGGATGACTTCCTGCGGGCGAAGGGCGATGGCCCTGCGTTGAAGGCGTTTGTTAATACGCGACTGGCAGAGACCTGGGAGGAGGACTTTGCAGCGGCGGTGAATGCTGATGGCCTGATGGCCAAGCGGTTGGCGTATGAGTCAGGCACCTGCCCTGAGGGAGTGGTGCTGCTGACTGCTGGTGTCGACGTGCAAGATAATCGGCTTGCGGTAAGTGTTTTCGGATGGGGCGAAGGCGAGACCGGCTGGCTGGTGTGGCACCAGGAGTTGATGGGAGACCCGACTCAGGTAGAGGTATGGAAGCAGCTGGATCAGGTCTTGGCTACGGCATGGCCAACGGCTGGCGGTAAGGAACTGAAGGTGGCGCAGATGGCGATCGACTCAGGCGGCCATTGCACCCATGAGGTCTACCGCTATGTGCGTGATCGAGTGCGGCAGGGCGTGATGGCAATCAAGGGCAGCAGCCGGCGCAACAGTCCGGCGGTTGGGAAAGGCAGCAAGGTGGATGTGAACTGGCAGGGCAAGGTATTGAAGAAGGGCGTGACGCTATACCAGCTAGGCACGGACACGATCAAGACCACGCTGTTCGGCCGGCTGCGGCATAACGAGGGCAGCGGCAGCTTGAACTTCGGATTGGCTGCAGACGATGACTACTTCCGGCAGTTGACCAGTGAGCGGCAGGCGTTGCGGTATCACCGGGGGTTCCCGATTCGGGAATGGGTCAAAAAAGCTAGTGATCGCAATGAGGCACTGGATTGTCTGGTCTATGGTTATGCAGCCTTGCTGATCTACTCGCGAAGGATGAACCCTTTGACGATGTGGGAGCAGCTGCGCGCGCAGCTGGAAGAAGGCAAGAAGCCACCGCTAAGATCAAGAAAGCAGCCGCCGGCCGCGGCCACAGGATTTGTCAGCAACTGGTAGGCCGTGAACTTTCCACCCAAGATCAACGAAGGCGACACGATCAGGTGGCGGGATGTTGCCACCAAGGATTCGTTGGGCAATCCAGTAACCAGTGCTGACTGGACGCTGCGTTATTACATCCGATTCAACAGGAACAACCACGGCGCGACTGTTACAGGTACGGCGTATGGGAGCGGCTGGGAGTTCTTGCTGACAGCTGCGACCACCGATGGCTTCCATGCTGATGACACTGGCTATTGGCAAGCCGTAGCTACGAAAGCAGCTGAGGCGATTACGTTTGGAACGGGGCAGTTCGATATTGACGCAAACCTGGCCTATGCAGGAACACCAGGAGCGGTTGATAACAGGAGCCAAGTCCAGAGGGATCTTGATGAAGTACAGGCAGCGATCCGTGCGTTGATCACTGGTGGCGTTGTCAAGCAGTATTCGATTGGTAACCGAAGCCTTACGAAGTACGATCTATCGGATCTGTTGGCACTTGAGACAAAATTGAAAGTCGACCTGAAACGCGAACAGAAAGCTCAGCTGATAGCTAATGGCCTGGGCAATCCGTTCAATCTGTTTGTGAGGTTCTGATGGGACTGCGCACAAGACTATTCCGTGCGATGGGCTTTGAGCCAATCCGTCAGCCTCGCGGTCGGATGTATCAAGGCGCGCGTTTCAGCAGGCTGACTGCCGATTGGGTGACAAGTGGCACGAGTGCCGACAGTGAAATCAAGGGCAGCTTCAAGGTGCTGCGCAATCGTGCACGCCAGCTCTGTCGCGATAACGACTACGCAAGGCAAGCCTTAAGAAGCATTGAGAACAACGTGATCGGGCATGGCATCAGGCATCAGGGCCAGGTGCGGATGCTGCGTGGCGGGCGATTGGATGAAGCGGTGAACGATCAAATCCACATGGAGTGGGAGAAGTGGATGAATAAAAACAGCTGCGATGTCAGTGGGGTTCTTGGTTTCGATGCGATGACTCGCTTGCTGGTACGCAGCCTTGCGGAGTCTGGTGAGATTTTTGTGCGAATGGTGCGCAAACCATTTGGCAACTCACGGGTGCCGTTTGCGTTACAGGTCTTGGAGGCTGACTATCTGATCGATGATGAGATGCCACCTGTTAAGAATGGCAACTTTGTTCGGATGGGCATTGAGGTCGATCAATACCTGCGGCCCGAGGCGTATCACTTCTATGCATCACACCCTGGCGACATCTCAGCGGGTTTGCCGCGTGTCAATCAAAAACGGATTCGCGTGCCAGCTGATGAGGTGATCCATCTGTTCCTGCCGGAACGGCCAGGGCAGACCAGAGGTGTGACGTGGTTTGCTTCTGCGCTGATGCGGCTGCACATGTTGCAGGGATATGAAGAGGCTGAAGTGGTGCGCGCTCGTGCCAGTAGCGCATTGATGGGTTTTATCACCAGCCCTGAGGGCGAGTTGGTTGCTGATGAGATTTATGACAATGAGCGTGTGAGCGAGTTTCAGCCTGGGGTTTTCAAGTATTTGGAGCCAGGCCAAAGCGTGTCAGTGCCAGACCTGAACGCACCTGATGGGCAGCTGGAACCATTCACCCGTTCCATGCTGCGTGCTGTTGCGGCTGGCGTTGGCGTCAGCTTTGAGAGCATCAGCAAGAACTTCTCAGAGAGCAACTACAGCAGCAGCAGGTTGAGCTTGCTTGAGGAGCGTGACACGTATCGAGTGCTGCAGCGCTTCATGATCGAGAACTTCCATCAAGAGGTCTTCAACAACTGGCTTGAGATGGCAGTGCTGAGTGGCGCATTGAACCTGCCGGCCTATGAGACGAACCCTGATCGCTATCGCGCCAGCAAGTGGGTGCCGCGTTGTTGGGAATGGGTTGATCCACAGCGAGAGGTGGATGCGTACAAGACTGCTGTACGGTGCGGCTTCAAGACTTTGGCGCAAGTCATCACGGAACAAGGCGGCGACTTGGACGCAGTGCTGATGCAACGGCAATCAGAGCTGGCCAAACTCGATGAGATGGACATTGTGCTGGATACAGATCCAAGTGAAGTGACTGACGGTGGTGCTGCACAGGTGTCAAGGCCTATGGGCGCTGAGGCACCATTTGAAGAAACTGAAGCACCTATTGCGGAGGATGGTGAAGAGGTCGAAGAAGAACTGCAGGATTACTGATGGCAAATGTGGCTGGCACTGAAATAGATCTGATGCCGACTGACGGCATGAAGGAAGAAGCACAGCGCTATCGGGCATGGAAGGCTGAGGGCAATGCTGGGGGAACAGAAGTCGCGGCTGCTAGAGCAGGGCAAATCCTGAGTGGTGATGAACTGAGTCCCGACACAGTGATCACGATGGCGGCATGGTTTGCACGTCATGAGGTCGACAAGCAAGGCCAAGGCTTTGAGCCTGGACAGAAAGGGTATCCATCACCAGGCCGCGTGGCATGGGCTGCATGGGGCGGAGATGCTGGGCAGAGTTGGGCCACATCAAAGGCCGATAGAATCAAAGCATTACAAGAACGAAGCGCAGTGGACTTAGGGCGCCCTTATCCGAATGAGCACGCTGCTCGATTGAAGGATCCCGATCAGTACGACT